GACGGCGGGTCCGAAACCCTGTCGCAATCCTACCGAATACCCAAGTCCGTCCATTTTTTGGCGCAGAAGGTAGCCAGCCGGATACACCGCCGGTTTCCTAAAAGTTATAAAGCTAAAGATTTTATGGGCACGGTGCAGAACATCTACGCCGTTAACGAGTTGGACATGAGCCAAGGAACGTGGCTGATACTAGCCCAAGCCGGTTATATGCTGGCCCCCGTGGCTACCGAACTAAAGACAGACGGCTACCTGTTCGACTACCGCGGATCACGGTCCATATCCGAAAGGGTAAGCGAGGCGGTCAACGGCTGGGAGCAACTACGTAAAGGCCGACAAGTGACTGGCGCAGTGGCTCGTACCATATACAGCTACATGACAAGCAAGGAACGCATACTGCGGGGGCACAAAAAGCTGACCGCGCTGGGTGATGAGGACTTGGTGACGCTCGACCAACTAATCGTGGACCACGGGCTTATGCCACAGAAAGATCTTTTAACACCTATACAAGACTGTATATGGCATGAGGCGATGGACAACATACCGTCCACCGAAAGGGCGTACATCACGGCTCTACTGCGCCGCGGTGAGAAGTTTAATGCAGAGCCTCGCATCAAGGTGTCCACGATCCACGGCTCAAAGGGCGGCGAGGCGGATAATGTGGTACTGTTTACCGACTTGTCTACAGCATCAGAAGAAGAGTTTAGAAAGAATCCTGACGACACGCACCGCGTATTCTATGTGGGCGTTACCCGTGCAAAAGAAAACCTGTATCTTGTGGAGCCGCAAGACCTAGCAAAGAGTTATGATTTGATATGAAACAACAAGAGTTATTTGACAGGAAAGAGTTTATTAAGTCTGAGATCGAAAGAGCATATGTAAATGCTGATGATGAATGGAAAAGAGAGTATTATAACAATGCCGTAGAGTATCTCTCTAAACACAAGATTATTGAAGGCGGGAAAATATGTGCGTTTTGTCGAGAACGTGGAATGTCTGAGCCGCATCATCATAATGTATGGGGTTCTATGGTGGCATCGTTAAAGAAGTTAGGGTGGGTGGAAAAAATTGGAATGGTTGCACCTACTACTAGACACACACATATTAACGCGGTTTGCCAATGGGAAAGTAAACTGTATCGGGGTGAATGATAAATGAAACGTGATGAAATTTTAAAAAAAGCAGAGTCCTTGATCAACGGGGACCGCGACCGTGACTACGGCGATGCACATAAGAACTTTCAAGATGTAGCCAAGCTGTGGTCTGTTATTCTGGAAACAGAAGTAACTGAGAAGCAGTTTGTCCTGTGTATGCTCATGGTCAAAGCCGCACGGCTGATGAAGACAGATCACGAGGATAGCTGGGTAGACATCTGCGGATATGGAGCTCTGGGTGGCGAAGAAACGAAAGATAAGTAAAACAGACAAGCTAATACGCTTTATTAGAGTAGAGCAGCTTGACTCTTACTTGAAAGACGGCTGGAAGGTCTTGGACTGCGGCACTGAAATGGTAACTATTTACAGGAAGTAACATGACCCTTCAAATGCACATGGACCCGCCAAAGTCAGAGTGGGTGCCACCGGCTGAGTTGCCAGACATATTCGACGCCAAACAAATTGCCATTGACGTTGAGACACGAGACCCCAACATCAAGACCAACGGGCCCGGATGGGCAACGGGTGACGGCGAGATTGTAGGCTATGCCATAGCCGTTGACGGCTGGTTTGGTTACATACCTATACGCCATGAGCACGGCGGTAATCTGGATGAGCGCATAGTCAACAAATGGCTCAAGAAAGTCTTTGAGTGCCCCGCTGATAAAATCATGCACAACGCTCAATATGATGCGGGCTGGATACGCCGTATGGGCTTTACTATCAACGGGCGGATAATAGACACAATGGTTGTTGCGTCCTTACTTGATGAGAACAGGTTTAGTTACAGTTTAAACAACGTAGCCTATGATTATCTGGAGAAGGTAAAAGTTGAAAAAGATTTAAGAGAAGCCGCAATAAGCTTCGGTCTCGACCCCAAGTCAGAAATGTGGAAGATGCCCGCCATGTATGTCGGCCCATATGCTGAAGGTGACGCCACGCTAACGCTGGAGTTGTGGAAATATCTGTCTGTAGAACTGACCAAGCAAGACTTGTGGAGCATAGCTAATCTAGAACTGGACGTTCTGCCATGCCTGATCGACATGACATGGCGCGGAGTCCGTATAGATCAGGACAGGGTTGAAAGAACACGGAACCAGTTACTTAAAAGAGAACAAGCCGTTCTAAAAAAAATAAAAGCTATGACAGGACTCAATGTAGAAATATGGGCGGCACAATCTTTAGCCATAGCTTTTAAAGAACTAAGCATAGACTATCCAAAAACAGAAAAAGGCGCACCGTCTTTTACTAAACAGTTTTTGTCTGACCACCCGCACGAGTTTCCCAAGCTGGTAGTCGAAGCTCGCAACCTGAACAAGACCAGTGGTACGTTCATTAATACCATTATGAAGCATTGCCGCTCAGATGGACGCATACATAGCCACATCAACCAGATACGCTCTGACGACGGCGGTACGGTATCGGGGCGCATTTCAATGAGCAACCCCAACCTACAACAAATACCGGCCCGCGACCCAGAGCTTGGCCCAATGATCCGTAGTTTGTTTCTACCAGAAGAAGGCGAGGAGTGGGCAGCTATAGATTTCTCTCAACAGGAACCGCGGATCTTGGTTCATTACGCACACGTTCTGGGTAATTCAAAAAACAGAGTCCCATTCAGAGGGGCGGAGGAGTTTGTAAATGCTTATAGACATAATCCTGATATGGATTTTCATACGATGGTGGCAGAAATGGCGTCGATCAATCGCAAACAGGCGAAGACGATTAACTTGGGCATGATGTACGGCATGGGGGTCAACAAGCTGGCCGCTCAGTTAGATATTGAAGTAGAAGAAGCCAGAGGCTTGATCACGCAATACCATGACCGCGTTCCATTCGTTAAAGGATTGATGAATGGAGTTATGGATCACTTAAACAGAGACAAAAGCACGGGCGCGATTAGCTCTATACTAGGACGTAAGTGCCGATTTGATCTGTGGGAGCCTTCTACATTTGGTATGTCCAAAGCCCTGCCATACAACCAAGCACGGGATGAATATGGTGAAACAGCCCGTCTCAAGCGGGCATATACCTACAAAGCTTTGAACCGGTTGATTCAAGCGTCGGCAGCGGACATGACTAAGCAAGCTATGGTAAACATTTACAAAACTGGCCGCATCCCGTTAATTCAAATACATGATGAAATTGCCATGTCTGTGAAAAATCGTGAAGAAGCAAAAGAAATTGCAGAAATTATGGAAAATGCTGTAACATTGGAAGTACCAAGTAAATGCGACGTTGAAATCGGTCCAAGTTGGGGCGAAGCATCGTAACTTTATTCATGGTAATCCTCCCTTAGAACTGGCTCCGCTTCGGCGGGGCCTTTTTTACTTGCAATCCTATATACAATCTTATATAGTCCCTTACAGAAGGAGCAAGAAATGGACATAACCAAATGGAAATCTGTTCTGGTGCCGATTGAGGTCTATACCGAAATCAAGAAAACAGCCAAAGCAGAAGGCCGGACTATCAGCGGACAATTAAAAATTGTCTGGGAAGTCTATAGAAAATCTGTGTTAAATAAGGTTTAATTTAAGATGCGGGGCTTTGCCCCTAAAAAAATTTAACTACTGGATGGGAGTTTATGGGATGTTAAACAGAATATGTTGTGTATGTTCTGCTCCGGCTACCGCAAAAGAAGGTAGCGCATGGCTTTGCAGTGACCATTGGCTGATGATCTGGTCACCTAAAACAAAATCGTGTGAAGAATGTGGTGGTGACGGGCAAGTTGAATACGAACGTCCTGTTGTGGATTTTAATCGGGGCGGCTATCTTGAAGGTTACATGGACAATTGTGAACAATGTAACGGGTCAGGTGAAGTCAATGAATGACATAATAGATGAATTATTAGAAAATTCTCAATGTCCACGATGCCATACCGCCTTACCACCTATCGCGGTTCACGGCCATGTCCAATGTTCTGTTTGTAAATTATATATAAATGAGTGCTGTACGGGAGAACGTGATGAAGTGTCCGAAGTGTAAATCAAAAAGTAAAGTATATGACAGTCGAGCTAACGGGGAAACAATACGGCGGCGACGCCGGTGCCTTAAATGCAAACACCGCTACGCAACAATAGAAATTTTAGAAGTTAAGGCTGACAAGCTGGATGAGCTTATGGGCGGAGTCAAAGATAGTCTGGATGATTTGTGTAACATAAACGGCGCACAAAAACGTAAAAAGTACAAGTACAAGCCGGTTAATCGTAGAAAACCTACGGTTAAAGAAATGGATTTTGACAGCATGACCGACGAAGAATTAGAAGCCTTAATTTACGGTGATTAATTAAAAAAAGGGCTTGCATATAAGCCTCTAAGGGTGTATATAAGATACATCCCGTAGTTGAAGCCCCCAAGGTTGGTTTGCCCCCGCCTTGGGGGTTTTTCTTTTGCGCTTGACATCCTATAGGTATGGGAGTATATAGGGTTATGTTAAACATTAGCTAAACGGGAGACGTAAATGGCTAGAAAATGGACTGACGCCCAGCGTAAGGCACAATCTGCGCGGATCAAGAAAGCTTGGAAGAATAAAAAGAAAGTGGCCAAGATTAAACAGGAGCCTTGGGAAGTAGCTCAAGAAAAGCGCGAAGCGGACCGCAAAGCCAAGGTTGCTGCGTTGCGGGAAGTTATGCTTGCTCCACAAATGGAAGCTGCTCTTGAAGCCGCGATAGTAATGCAGGACTTTATCTGTGATTATCAGGAAGAGTTTGAGATATATCGTGCGTCTATTCCTCGTGATATGCTGGCCGCTAAAAGAAAGCTGGAGTCAGCTTTCGGTATGATTGGTGGCGAGGGTTATCAAAACCCCAGATACGACGAGGTCTAAATCAACATGAACCGTAGAAAAGAAATTTTAGAATATTCACGTCGGATAGACTGGCCGACAGCCGTCGCGGAAATTAATCAAGTAGTAAACCTTTACGCTTCCCGTATAATTTCTGAAGGTAAGTATAGAGGTAAGGCGGTTGAAAGAGCGGTTGAAATTCAAGCCGCTTGGGAAAGGATACAACGTGGATAAAGCAAAAGATGACTTTGAGTCTGCGGCTGATGAAATGGAAGCCCTGTTAGACCGGTTTGAACAAGCCGGTTATAACAGCGGAGCCGCAATGGGCGGTGCAATGCAGGTCATTATATTTAGAATGGCTAACGGCGCACCAAACGCGGCCACCGCACTAGGGTTCATGGGCTCCTGCATGAGTACCGCAGCCATAATGATCACCGAAGCAGACGACGATGAGACGGAACACTGACCACGGCCCTCGCTCCATTATTTTTGGGGCGGGGGTTGACTTATTTTTTTATTTAGTTTATGTATGGGATAAATCTTATATCACTACGGGAGATTGAAATGTTATTCAACGCTAACGAACGCACCAGATATATCGCTAAATGCGCTGGTGTAGACTATGACGATCTGATCACGCATCAAGACGCTAACCCCGCCGTCACAATGTATCTGGATGACTTTAAAGTTATTGAGAACGAGCTCCACGCTGCGTATATCGTAGGCAAAGCAACAAAGACCGCGGCTCACGGGTCTTCTGGCCTTATCGACAGTCTTGAGCACTGGGCTAAATGTTTTAGGGAGGGCACCTTGGACGACAGCAACGCGGAAGAAATCGCGTATTTGCTGGAAGACAGGGCGCACGATCTGCGGGCGAGAGGGGATGACAATGCCAAAGTTTAAGGTCTACGTCACGGTGTACCACATGATTGACGACATCGAAGCTAACAGCATGAACGAAGCGCAGGAAAAAGCTTCTAACGATTACATCTGGGACGATCACATTAAAGACGTGATCATTGATGTTGAGGAGATGGACGATGCCAAAGTTTAAGGTAACCGCCACGATGGACGTGGGCTACGAACTAATCGTCGAAGCCCGTAACGAAGCCGAAGCATGGGAATTTGCAGGCACCGCTGACATCGACGGCTGGGAAAGTAAAGGCGGCCAAGACTGGACTATGGAGGGGATTTGGGAGGTGAGCGATGAATGACATAGGGTACGACGATATATTCATCGTGGCCTATCTGGTCAGCGGGCTCGCCCTGCTGGCCTTTCTTATTTGGGACGCTTGGAAAGATAAATAAAAAACCCCAGCCGCAAAACTTTCTAAAATTTTATGCTTGACAAGTATGGGATAGTATGCTAGAGTATAAGAACAGTCAGAAATGATTGTGCGGATGGGGTGGTGAAGACACCCTAGCGACTCTACAGCCTCAGTGCTGACTGGGAACCACGGTTCCAGTAGCTGCCCCATCCACCGCTGTTTGAAATCGTTAACTACTACGGGAGATCAGGATGACTGATACAAAAGACTGGGTGCTGCCCAATGGCTTTACTTATATTGCTTCAACAGCCGGATACTACGGCTCATGGGCAAAGGCAGCCGATCCGGTGACCGCGGCTCGTAAAGCCGCAAGGGATGCCAGTAGCTCCTACCCACAATTTGTCTCCGTTTGGTACGCACCAAACGAAACAACAAACGTCAACGAAATGGGCGGACTTTCTTGGAAATCGGAAACGGCAGACCGAATTATACCCATTGGATTCTTCCAAATGAGTAAAAATTCAATGAAAGTTTCCAAGGATTCACGGCTCACGAACCACGAATTTGTTACAGACCAGTTTGAACAATTTCGTAAATCTTACGACTGGTGGGTCGAGAACGAACAAAAACAATAACTTAACTAGAGGCTGCCTTCGGGTGGCCTCTTTTTTGTAACGGTATACTGTATATAGGCCAGAAATTAAAAAAAATATTTTTTTGTAAAATATAGGCGTAACCAGTGTAACTTATGTAACCTTTGTTATAAGTACTTATTTATTAAACAAAAAACATAGGTCAATAGGTTACATATTCGGTTACATATTTAAAATACAAAATGTAACCCTAAAACAGGAAAAAGCCTAATGGGGGTGTGGCAATATTTTTTTTGAAAAATATATTTCTGGCGTATATAAAGGATATGGTGTTTAACGAACGTGACCTTTTTAACTGAGGATTGATGATGGGTAGCAGAGCAGCAAGCAAAGTAACAGGAAAGCCCCGTGAGACTAGAGGACGGCCACCGGCCAGCACTGAGCAGCCGTTAACCCGCAAACAGGAGCTTTTTGTTAAAGAGCTTGTGAGTAAGGACGGGCAGATAACTTTGCGAGAAGCTGCCATCAATGCGGGCTATTCTGCAACGTCAGCGCATAGCAGGGCGTATGAGCTAACCAACCAGCATATCTCGCCCCATGTCGTTGCCGCTATCAACTCGTATCGGCGCGAACTGGATGAGAAATACGGGGTTACCTATCAGAGACATTTACGGGATTTACAAGCTATTCGGGATGTGGCTTTAGAAAACGGGGCGTATTCTGCCGCCGTTCAAGCTGAGTACCGGCGGGGGCAAGCGCAAGGCGACATCTATGTCAGCAAATCTGAGATCAGAACAGGGTCTATAGACAGCATGAACAAAGAGGATGTCTTGAAAGCTCTAGAGGAAATCAAACAAAGCTATGCCCCGATCACAATTGACATCACTCCCAAAGAAAAGAAAAATGCCAGCAATCGCGGTAAAGCGCGAAAGCGGCTTTTACAAGCAGATGAAGGAAGCGACGCAGAGATCGAAGCGGAAGTTATTACTGACGCGGATTGAAAATTCTGTAGGCGCGGGCATACCTGATTTATTGATATGCGACGAACAGGGTGTCTTTCATTTTGTAGAATTAAAGTTTTTGACCAGCAACGGCGTGACCTTGCAGCCGTCGCAGGTGGCGTGGCTATCTCGACACCATCATAGCCCGACATGGATATTGATCAAAAAGCAGAACAAACCAATGGATGATCCGGAATTGTTTTTGTATCCGGCCAGCGCGGCAGTTGATCTAAAAATGGACGGGCTGCAATCCGTCGAGCCAATACATCACCAAATAGGCAAATTTAACTGGGATGTGATTTTAGACTTGATATGTCCCAGATAATCCTATATGTAGGGGCATCGTTAATTAACACGGGAGTTTTGAACGATG